GTTTCGAGTAACTGCTCGTGTGGCGGAATCGGCAGACGCAGCGGACTTAAAATCCGCGGGATTCCAATCCATGCCGGTTCGAGTCCGGCCACGAGCACCACCCTAAACGTGAACATCGCGGAGTGGAGCAGCTGGTAGCTTGTCGGGCTCATAACCCGGAGGTCGCAGGTTCGAATCCTGCCTCCGCAACCATTAGGAAAACCCCTGTGGCTCTAAGGCTTACAGGGGTTTTTAGATTAAGCTACAGCCCTTAACTTATTGAGTTTTGCCCCCAATTTTGCCCCCAATTCAACGATAGCTTGAGTCATTTTCCCTCCGCCCCGGTCCCCGCCAACCGAGACGGAGGGTATGTGAAAAGGAGAAAAATATGAACTTCAATAGACTATCCGTCTGCATCGTCAAGCTCTACTTCTGGTAGCCCGCCAACATTCATCAGCAACGATACAATAGCTGATAGCGTTGCTGTTGATAGAACGATTGGCCAGTTAACCTCGCCGAGCGTTCTTGCCGTTGCTCCAATGGTTGCCACGGCTGACTGAGCCCAGGTCTTTAAGGCTCGGATGCCGGCGGCTTTCCACCACTTCTTACTCGTAATATTGTGTTTCATTTCGTGGATGCTCCTTTCTTTTTGGTAGCGCTTCAATCAGAGGTAAGCAATCGTGTAGAATTAGGTCGTATTCCTCATCCCCGTCAGGAATACAAGCCTTGTAACGCCTAATGCAGAGCGTGTAGTTTTCCCACTGTAATTGGGTAATATAGCCCTGCTCGTCATACTTCTCCGTGTGGTTAAAGATCTTATCCCCGAGCGCTGATCGCCGGTACTCCTTAGACTCTTTTGTGTTCTTCTTGTAATCGTCACTGAGAGTGCACAGGTTTGTATTGATCGTACTCACGCTCTTCTCGACTTTTTCCAGTCGCTTTTCGTGGTCAAGGAGGGTAGTTCTCCAACAGGTTTTTTTCTTCCACCATTCTTTGATTTGTTGCTTGTACTTGATTAACGAAGCAATGATCGTTAGCAAAGCGACAATACAGGCAAGTATCGTGCTGACAATTCCTACTGTGCTCATCTCATCAACGCCTCCTTAACAACCAAGTCCACGTCTGTGGTCCGACAATACCGTCCTTTACAAGTCCGTTTGCCTCTTGGGTTCTCTCGATATCTTTCTTAGTTACGGGACCCAAAAGGCCATCGATAATCTCTGAGCCAACTGCCACTTGCACAACCTCAACGAGTTTGCCCGTCGCCCCTAGCTTGAGCGTGTTTTGCTCCATCCACGCCTTAGCTTTATCTTCTTGCGTGGGTTTTGGCTTTGGCGCAGGGGCTGGCTGTGGCGTAGGTTTAGGAGGAGATTCGGTCGCAAGCATCTTGACGTACTTGGCTCCAAGGTGCAGCCATCCCTTTTCGGCAGGCGCATATCCCCAACCGCCTTGCTCTTCCGCGATCTCGACGACGCTGCCTTTTGGCAGTGTTTTCAGGCGCTTGGATAGTGTTGACGGTTTCTCTCTTACATTTAGGCCGCGAGGCGTGATTATCTGTACCTGTTTACTTTCAGCCGGTTTAGGCGCGGGCGCAGTAGAGTCAGTCATCGCGGCTTTTACGTCATGCCTAAAAGTGTCCATAGTGAAAGGCAATTTCAATTGAGTCCACAGGTGCTCAGGATCGCCGTGATTCGAAGCAACTCCGGCCTTATGCCCTTCCTTGTGGCTGATCAGTGCGAGATGGTTTTTGCCCTTGATCTTCGCCAGCGGATCGAGGCCATGTCTTTTGAAGACATCAGCGAAAAGCTCCACGGCTGTCCAGTAATTATCGATCACATATTGACGTGCTTCTGCCAGCTTGGAAGGTTCGACGGTAAAGCGCCCGCCTTTGCCGTACTTAAGACATCCGGGTTCTGCCATCTCGACCTGGAACATGTAATTATTCGCGTTACCGTTAGGGCCGCTTCCAGAAGTCCATGGGCGTTTGTCCTCCGGCAGGCACTGGATAGCGACGCCAGGCTCGGTGACGTATGTAGGGCAGACCCGAGCGGTCACGCGATTCCACCGTGCCGCCCAGTTATCAGCTGATGCCTGGGGGCAGCCGACCGAATGGAGCATACCACCTAAGACACCCTGCATCTTGCGAGGATCGTTATAGCACGGCGACTTGGTAGCATGTCTAATTTTGATTGTTATTGCCATTTGTTTTTCCTCCAATAAAAAACCCCAGCTATGCTGCAGCTGAGGTAATCAGTCTGATTATCTTAATGATGCTAGACATCAGGGCGCATTTTCGACCCAACCAAGGTCTTCTAGGATATCCTGAACTTCTTGCTGCAAATGATCAGGTACATCATCTATTGTTTTCTTTCCCTTCATAATTAAATTCGCATAGATAGCCGCCATCGTTCATCACCTGTCCTTTCTATAACAACATTTCATAGACTTCACACAGCGCCAATTGCGTATCAGTTATCTGACTTTCCAAAGATTCATTTTTTTCATCAAGCATCTTGATGTATTCATCCTTGTCGTACTGAACCAAATTGTATTCAAAGCCAGTAAACCCTTCCTGCTCATCTATACTCGGCTCAGTGACTGCCTGAATATCGGAGGCAATCCATACACTGAATTCATCGATACTCATTTCTTCAGGCATGACTGTACTCCTTGTTTTTCCAAAATCTTTCATGCTTTTTTACCGCCTTTCTTGTTTTTGCTTTTGATGTTGCGCTGATAGTATGCATCTGCATATTCCTGGATTGGCGCGATGTATTTCTGCTGCAATCTGTAACTGTCACAATGCATCAACCAACCCTTATATGAATTGATGGCGCACCATTTTGAATAATTCAGGTCTCTTCCTTCCATCCTGTCCTTGTTTATTCGATTCAGTTTCTTCTTCATTCGTTTGCAGGTACGTTTTCTCAGTAGTACATAATCTAAGAAAACTCTATAGCCAACGTAATCAACGCCTCTGATATAGGAAGGGAAGACCTGCCAATTTTCTTTAATTTCAAGTTTTAGATTCATTCTGAAGTATTCAGCAATGTCATCTTTCAACTTGTGTAAACCACTTTTATTTTCACCGAAAATAACAATGTCATCCATGTATCTAAAATAGTGTTTGACACGCTTGACCTCTTTTATCCAATGGTCAAAAGATGACAAATAAAGGTTGCCTGAATACTGTGAAAGATAGTTTCCAATCGGAATCCCAACACCACCGGGTGTAGAATCGATGATTTCATCTAGCAGCCAAAGCAAATCCTTGTCCTTGAATAATCTTCTATATTGCATTTTCAAAATGGCGTGATCAATAGAAGGATAGTATTTCTTTACATCTAACTTTAGACAGTATTGACAACCGGAGATGTCTGTTTGCATAGCGTGTTTCAGCTTGTACAAGCAAAGATGGATACCCTTTTCAGGAATCGCAGAATAGGTATCATCAGTAAAAGTTTTCAACAGATAAGGTTCAATGATTTGTAGAATCGCCCATTGGCAAATCCTGTCAGGGAAGTATGGTAATTTGTAAATCAGGCGTTCCTTCCCGGTGTCATTCCTGATAAAAGTTTTATATTCAGAAGTGTGGTAGGTTTTATTGATTAGCATTTCCTGGAGCCTCGCTAGGTACTCTTCAGGATTTTCATCAACCAGTTTGACTTCCTTATACCAGCCTTTACCTTTCTTCGCATTTTTATGCGCACGTCTTAGGTTGTCTATGTCATAGATCTTGGGGTATAGATTTCCATATCTTTTCATTTTGTATGCATATTGAATGGCCAAATCTTCAACTTTGAGAGTTTACCAATACAACCTTTCATCTTTTTATATTTTGGCAAGCGCCAGGGCAATTTGGTCACATATGTAAAAAGTAAAGTATCTTTCGCACCTTACTTCTTTATAATTTATATGCATTTAGTGAGTGACTGCCGATGTTCCGATTCCGATTAGTCGCTGAATTATTCAAATTCCAATAGAAACTGCCTGCATTCGAGCCATTATTCCAATTACCGCCTAATAGAGCAATGGAATTGCTGACTTTTTCAGGTAGAGATTGTTTTATGTTCGCGTATAAGAATCAGTACAAATTGCCCAATAATTCAATGGTTAAGCCACTTTTGGCACATACAGCGAGCGACCGCCGAGGGCCCGATCCCGAGCAGCCGCCGAACTATTCAAAGCCCAAACGAAACCGCCCGCACTCGAGCCAGCAGCCCAAGCACCGCCCAATAGAGCAACCGTATAATATTCGGCAGCTCTATTCTGGTAAAAGTAGTCTCCGACGGGGACACTTGCATTGCCGAGAACTTCAGAGGCAATGAATAGCCAATCATATTCTTCGTCATAAGCAAAAGCACTTATGTAGCCATTTGTGCCACTAATAGTGATTCCTGCGTCCTTGTATGCGCCATCATTTTTATTGTCTGTAAAATCGTTGTCTGCGATATAGACAGAGCCCTCACCATAGTTGTAAATGTTGATTCCATCAACCCACTTCCAAATGTTTCCGTAGAAGTTTTCTTCGCCCCTGTATGAGATCGCTGACCAACCGCTTTCACTGGTGACAGCCCCCGTAGCATTTCCAAGATTAGTCGTGATACCGGTGAGTTCAGCCATGTTGGTTGCGCCATCATCTGTTTTGCCTGTGATTCCAGCCCCAATTGCGGATTGCATGTTAAAACTTGCGTACTCAACAAGAAACAGAAGTGCCGTTGCAGTCACAGATTGAATCGTTGCTTGCGTCCACCCCGTCCCGCGCTTCGCGGCAAGGGCCCTGAACCCTGCTCTAGTCGCCCCGCTCTGTGACAGCCCGCTAGTTGGTTTAGCCCCCGCAATAGACGCAAGTACATCGTTATCAAAATCGACGGTCTGTGCGTCGTTGATGTTGTAGGCATTAGCGGATGTGTCATAAGTGGACCCCTCATAGGCTGAAAGGTATATAACATCATTTTCCACGCCGTTTCTAATAAACGCTGGATGCAGTTTGAATCCTGCTTTCTTGGTGGGCGAAATGTAATATCTGCCTTTCCGCAGGTGCATTCCTTTTTCGCCGGGTCTTCTTTCAAGCTCAAGCGGGACAACCTTGTAATAGAACTTTGGCTGTTCCACCATGACCTGAACTTTTGTTCCGATTGGGTATGTGGTGTCGTCGAGGGTGACGGCTTGTGTCAAAGCGCCTGTTTCTGTGTACCCCGCCTCGCCATGATAAGCGAGGACGACGCCCGCATCCGTCAGAATGCATCGTTTACGTTTCCATGGATCAACAGCATCAAAGTCCGTCCCAGGGGTCATTGCGGAGGCGCCTGCAAGTCGGGTGAATCGCTTGTTCACAAAGTCGACTTCAACACCATAGATGTCCTCTTCTGTGTAGCCTATATAAGCCTGCAGATCGTCAATTTGCCCCTGTAGGCTTTGGATGTCGCCGATGGTGGCTACCCCGCCAGGGTCAACTTCAACCGTCACATTAGACGCATTCTGGACAGTAGTGACAAGCTTCAGAAAACATCCGCTGGACGATACTCCATTGTAAGGGGGCATCCATCCAGGCGTAGAAGCGCCACACGCTGCATAGACAATTTCGCCCTCATCCGGATCTTGCGCATAAAGGGCAATTGTTCTGATGTGATACCCGGATGTCAACAAAGCATTGGTGACTGCGCCTTCCACTTGCACCGCCGCATTACTTGTTTTTATAACCCTTGAGATACCTGAGGTTTGTTTTACGCCGCCAAGTGTGGCCATAGCAAGAATCTGTGCATCAGTGTATGCAGTTTCCGAAAGAGAAATCTTTGTGAATGTGATGTTCCCTCTGCCTGCAAGCATCTTCGCAATTAGTGCTTGACCTTTGTTTGTGATTACCATTGGCCTAAATTCCGCCATATTTTTTACCGCCTTTCTTTATATACAGATTGTGTAAGTGATACCCGCTCCGGTGTTAGCATTGGAAAATCCATAGACTGTGTCCTGATAGGAGTCGCTGACTTCAATTTGATCCGTGATACAGTGAGCCGCAGATCCGCCTGCTTCAGAATTAATAGCAAACACGTCATTAAAAGAATCAGTTAGCATAATTTCACAAGTGCCGGAACCGGCTGCAGCTGGGCATGCTACGCCGCCCAAGCTCCAGACAGCACCAAAAGAATCCGTCAATTGGAACATGCCTATGAATACTTGACCCGCAGCGACATAGGCGCGGCCCTCAACCAAATAGTCCAGGATGTTTTCTGCAATAACTTGAATGTTCGCGGGAAGCACATGCCTAAAAACGCGTTCCAAGTCTTCAACTTGGCCATAAAGATCAAGATGTGTGGTGATACACAACTGATATTCGCTCCAGTTTTCGGTTAATTCATAATCGTCGCCACACAACATCTGGATCTTCTGCTGAAAATGTTTCCATGTGTAAGAAAAGGTATTCTCCCACCTAATAAGAATTCTTGAAATCCTGGATTCGAGTGTATCTTCAGAGGAAGGTGTGATTTTTAGGATTCTCTCAAATCTTGCGGCGCCACTATCATGCGCTGACAAGATGAACGCATCGTCTAAAAAATCAGCAAGTTTACCCCACGCAAGTTCAAACTCCGGCTCCTCTGCGTTCATCAGACATTCGAGGTACGGGGTCAGAAAGCCCGGAAGATAGTCTTTTAAGTTACGATCCGAGGGTAGCATTGACATCACCTCGTTTCGGGACAGCGTTGGATGCGATGACTAAGTTCTTAGCTAGACCGTTCAAAGTCAAATCCTCAACATCGATGATGTGCTCGACAGCGATCATAAGCGCCTGAATCGAGACAAGTCGGACAATAACATTTGGCAGATTCTCCCATTCTTTAGCTAGATCTAAGAAGTATGCGTCGAGCTTCTCGTGAACGGCGGGCAGAACATCCGAAATTGAGTAGCCCGTTTCAAGCGTGAGCTTAGCTGATAGATTCACGGTCTCGAACACCGCACCTTCAACGGTTACGATGTGCCCGATAGGAGCTATGCCGTAGCCTTCTCCCGCATTGACCGTAGGATCCACAGCGGTCTGAACATACTCGACCAACTCTGCGCTGGGCGCGTCATAGTCGGAGCTGATGATGATGAGTTTCACGGTCCCGGCGCCGTCCCAATGCGGAATGACCTTAACACCGCCGACGCCCTGAACTTCGTTTACTTTCTCTTTGTAGTCCGCAATGTTGCCCCCGAACGCTAATGAGGCGAAAGAATTAAGATACCGAGTTCGGAATGCTTCAGTGTCTTCCTCATCTTCGCCCAATATTAGGATCTCTGTGATCGTTGCTGTCTCCAATCCGGGGATGTGATCGATAGGAATCAAATCGCCGATTGCTGAAATCGCCCCTTTAGTTTCACAGATCAACTCGTAGACACCGGGAGCGATTTTAATGTCAACATAGTAGTTGTACACACCTAGATTAAAACGGGCACCTGCTGGAATTTCCAAAGTGTCTGGAGTGAATTCCCCTTTAACTCTTGCTGCTTTTGCAGGCAGGGGGCTAAGCCCCCTTTCTCTCGCCCTAAGAATCAAGGCCTCACGTTCAGCGGTATCGGCGAAAACCTGATCAAGCGCCCACGCGAGCTGTTCATAGAGCAAGTTAAGTTCCGCGGCCGCGGGAGCAAGGGCTGAGTATATCACAGACCCCTCGCGCTTATCCATCCAGTCAGGGAACCGCTCAAGCATCCGGTTAAGAATTGCCTCATACGAAGACATACATTACCTCCGTTTCACCAAATACTGATTCGACAAGGAATGAAACGCTTAGCTTCTTCTTTTGTTGATTGAAGTTAAAATCTGAAACACCGCTAATTCGGTCATCCTGCATCAGCGCTTCTGTGATCCTGCGTTCGACTTCCACCCTCGCCCAGTCAGGATCCTTGCCGTATAGGTCCAATGTTTCTATTCCGTAGTCCCAGGAGTAAATAGGCCACTCAAAACGTTCTGTCTGTAAGATACAGAAAATTGATTGTTCCAGAGCCTCCAGCCCGTCGATAACCCGCCCATCCTCCAGAGCGTACGTTTTAGACGGCTGCACTTCAAATTCAATGCGTTCGTCGATTGTGGTCGTAGGAATCATTGCAATACCCCCAGTATTAGGAAGGTCTGTCCACCCTGCTGTCGAAGCAAAGCGACTCGGTCCTTTGTTGAAAGCCCTACCCCCTTGAGCCAGACACATTGGTCCGTTGTAATCGTTAACTTTTGGTCAATGAAAATCTTCAAAGGCGATGTTGACTGAACGACCCCGAACATCAATTTGACGGGGAATGTGGCTTCGACAGCGTTAACTGCAATTTGTTTGAATGTCTCGAAAACATCAGACAATAAAACCACCCCCGATCAAAGTTAAGCCCATGGTATGTTCTGACTCGCCGAACTCATGCTTAGCCTTCTCAACAAGCATCCATTGCTGAATGCCGTTAAGGTTCACAAGAACCATTGAACCGGCACGAACACGCACATCCCCGAAAACCTTTTTGACTGATAGTTTTTGCTCGACCTGATTGTGGAGATTAAGTAAGGCATCAGCTTTCTGTTGGGCATTAACATTCTCTTCTGCCTTCTCATAGTGCTGCAACAGGCCCCACTTGTTCTGGTTAGCTGTTGATTGCGCGATGTAGATCTCGCGCTTTCCTGTCTTTTTGTTATCCCGGTAGAGCTTGATCCTGTTGTACGTTTTCGCATCAATCGACCGAGATCTGTCATAGTTCTCAGCTGATCCGTCATCCAGCACGATAGGCACCTTCATGTCTTTGATTTCTTTGAGGGATAGTCTCCCGAAGTCATCGAACAACACGAAAAGCCTCCGGTTCTGCATGAGCGTGGCATCTAATGCGTTTCCCATAATGTCAAACAAGGTTTGGTTATCCTCAACCCGAGACGGGATGACATAACCGGTGTTCGCCAGGGCTCCCGTTTTCAAGCGAAAGTCATCCGCGATCATCTTAATGACCTGATCTGCGCGCTTGTTCGAGTAGACATACGTGTCCTTGTTCTTAAGATAGCGCAGCTGATCATATGCCGTGAATTTGACCTTGTCTTTGTCGCTCTTATCCGTGAAAAGAAATCCGTAGAACACGTTCGCGCCGTCAACCTTGAACCGAACGGCGTTCCCCATTTCGAATGGAACCGGCGGTAGACAGCTGAAAGTGAGTTTTCCCGGATTGTTCTTCCGGGACGTATCCCAAACAACCTTCCCTTCGGCAGGAGGTAAGTAGATCGTGTTACCATTCAGAACGGCCAGTTCATACATTGGCGCACCTCCTACTTCGGTGGAATCTTCAATACTTGACCGACATAGATCGTAAAATACGCAACTCGTTTTCCTTTGTTCCTGGCTGAAATAAGGGCTTTGTTTGCGTTATAAATCTTCTTCCAAAGACTCCCCTTACCGTAAAAACGCTTGGCGATCGCCCACAAGCAATCACCCTTCTTGACCTTATACGTGTCTTTCTTAGCCTTTGCCGGAGCCCCTGCACGTGGCGCCGCAGGAGGGGGCACTGTTTTTTTAGCGGCCTTGGTCGTCGATGTCGTTTTGGGCGGAATAACAACCGTTTTAAGGCCATAGTCTACGTATTGTTTGAGTTTGACCGAGATCGATACGTCGCGTGCATTGGCCGCAGATTCCTCGATCGTATAGTCCTCAAGCGAGACCTTCAGGTTAGTCCCAAAGCCCCCTTCACGAACGACAATGAATTGGAACGGTTTCTTGCTGACCTTAAGCTTCTCAAGATGGTCGAGAAAGTATTTCTGCGGCTTGAAGTTAACAACAAACGGATACTTCCTGTACGGCAGATCGAACTTAAATTCAATCTGAGTGAGACCGGGGAGTTTCAATTGGTTAACCTCACCTTCATTGATGAGGTCGACGGTCTTATTTTTATTTTTGATTTGCAGCTTAATGGATGCCGGGGCGAACGGTAGCAACACATCACCTAAAAACACTTTATGCATGACTACCCTCCGCAGCCCCCACGAGCTGACCCTTGAGCCAGTCGCTGAACTGGTCAACGACACCATCAATGTCAGGCTCGGATTGAACGTTCGTGAAGTCAAAGCTCATGTCAGCAAACGTGAACCGATTGATCACATCGCGTTCAGCAATCTCTCGCAGATATTTGAGCTCTTCATTGCTGATATCGAGTGAATCTTTTATGCTCCCAACGTTCTTGTCGATGTTCCCGATCTTCGCAGCGGAAGGGGAAGTCGTAGCAACTGGCCTATAGTCCTCGACCGTTTCGACTTCGCCGGCTTTCTCTTTTTCAAGTTCACGCCTTGCCGCGTCAATCTCAGCAAGTCGAGCTGTTGTTGCGTCGCGTGCGTTTCGCTTCATTGTTGCCAGTTCTGCGGCCCTTGCTTCAATACCTGCATCAAGCTCCGCCCTCTTAGCCGCCAGATCGGCTTCCCTTGCTTGTTTAGCCGCCTCGTTCTCGAGGGCAGCCCGCGTTCCGAAATCAACATGGCCTATGTAATCAATAGTGACTCCTGGAATGGCGTTCAGCAGCCCGATAAAGTCATTAAGGATGTCAATGGCGCCATTAACCATGCTTTCGATAATCAACAGAACCGAAACTTTCATATCCCCAATAAATCCGGCAATGGCCACACCGGCGCTCGCCCAGGCGAACTTTAGCTTAGCAATCAGATCAATAATCCAATAGACTCCGGTAAAGAACCCGATTTTAACCCAGTCCCAGGCGGTTAGAATTGCATTAACCACGATCAACCAGGCAATGCGTATGCCCCCGACAGCTTTTACCCATTGATAAATTGCGACAATGATAGCCGCGATGGCCAAAATGATCCAAGTTATGGGGCTCGCAAGGAGAGCAGCGTTAAGCGCCCACTGAGCCACTGTTG